CTTGAATTTTGCGGCCTTTTTCCCGCCATATATGAAATTATATATTCCCTTTTTGGCGGTCGGTGTAATGTCCTGCTCGTCCGTTCCGCCTTCCTGCATCCGGGTTGCGTAATGGGCAATGTCTCCCGTAACGCCGACGACGACAATATATTTCCCCTTGTACCATGCGGATTGTTTTGAGGCGTCCCCCCACCAGTTTTTCAACAGGTTGGTATTCCGCAAGGCGGGTCGATCCTGGAATCGAACGGAGGCGGGTTTCTTTTTCCCGAGGTTAAAGTCCGCCAACGCCCCGGCAACGTTGAGTTTGGGGGAGGCTTGCCCAGGGTATCGGGGTTCCCAGGGAGTCCCGGCGGGGCTTTTCTGGTCGGTAAATGCTCGGGTCGTCTGCTTCCGAAGCATGACGCCAATTTTTTTCAGAACGTCCCGAGGGTCTTCGATCTCTTTTTGAAAGGCGGCGAGGGTGACAATTGCCGTCCACCGTCCCGGATTTCCTCTTCTCCGGGCGGCTTTCACATATGACTTGTCATCCTTTCGTACCGCCATTCGTCGTTTCCCATTTGTTTAATCGTTTCGGTTTTTGTCGTCGGCGGGACCGTTCGGAATGAAATCGTCGAACTTCGGCCAATCGAAGGAAGGTCGAACAATCTCGTCCCCGATTTGATGGGAGGTCGGAGTCATTACTGAATCGGTGCGCGGCGAAATCCGATCCCGTCCGGTGATTCTCGCCACTTCCTTCAATCGGTCGATGTACTTTTCATGGGCGTCCGTTGCGCTTATCCCACCCGCGCCCGTGCGGATGGTCAATTTTGCAACCACTCCGTCGACCATAACTGAAAGGAGTGCGCTTGTATCATTCCCGGCCCCGGCCCAAGTATTGTAGTCCACTCCACAATAAGTTCTGACATCTCCCTTTGCATCCGTTACCGCCGCTTCGCCGCGTGTATCGTCAATCGTTGTTGCTTCGGGTTTTTGGGGATTGGTCAGGTTGACCAAAAATTCAGTCCCGAATCTTGCTTTTACTGCATCCCATACAACGGTCATTTATCGCCTCGAATTTATTCTGGACGATCCGATCAGTTCGTCAACCTGGAAAATCTGAATGGTCGATCCATCGTCGATTTGGAAGTTGTACGTCTGCGTATCGGAGACGCCAAAAGAAAACGTCCCCATCGCAAGCGCGGCAACGTCAAACCCCGATCCTAAGACAACCGCCTGGTCGGTGTTGCCCGTCTTTTTAATGATAACACTTAATTTACAAGCACCCGAAAAGGAACAGGAAATCCGAAAGGTCGAAACTCCCGTTGCGGGTGTAATGTCTGCCGCCAGGATATCGGTATCCGCCCCCGGTGCGCTTCCTTCGTGAATCAAAGCGTGATTTATAATCCCCGGCATCATGTCCCCCTAAGTAGGATCGGGCCAGGTAACGGACCCGCCCGTTGCATGGGGCAAGTATCGCCCGAAATTTATCCAGAAAAATCGTTGTAGAATTGCCTCGGTCGCCGAGTCGGTCCAGGTGTAAATATCATCGAAAAGGAACTCGGTCTGTCCATCTTCGATAAAGTAATATTCCCCGTCGAAAGACTGCCAGGGCATACACATAACAGTATCGACCAGGACTGTTCCGGTTGTGTTCCCGGAAAGTTCGACCTCAACTTTCATGTCATCGCCGCCCGTATTGAAATTCTTGAACCAACAATCGGACCCGATTGCGATTTCAAGTTTATTCCATCCTGTCTCTGCGGCCAGTACGACCGAGGCGGATACGCCGCAAAAGGTGAAGGTGATTGTACCGTCTCCCGTCCCGACTTGGCGGTTGTACCAGAGATGCGCCTTGTATGGCATATAGGGATCAAGGGTCACGTTTCGCACCGTGAACGCCTGGGTAACGGTCGTATTTCCCGTAAATTTCAACGCCGCCGAATTGCCCCCGTCCGAGGGGTCCGGGACGTAGAAATTGGTTGTGTCGAGTTCAACGTCCGCAATCGTCCCGACTGTCCAATCGGTGAGGGAAGTAGGAACGGCGGCGGTCCCTTGAAAGTTTGTAAACGAAGCGTTGCCGATTACGGAATCCCTGGAGGTCGTCGCCCGGAGGTTGGCAATCTTCCCGCTTCCCTCGATTAAAAGCTGATCTTTGTTCGGGTCGGACCCGGTAAACTGGAAGACTTGTTCGCCTTCCTGGGTTCCCGAAAATTGATCGGCGACGACCTTCGCCTCTTTTGCCTCGGGCGTTGTGTTTTCAATATCGAGTCCGTTTTCGTCCACGGTCAACCGAACCAAACTTCCATCGCCGACATTCGACCCACCCGCCGCCGGGGTTCCGAATGTGAATCCCCGAGACGTTACCGCCTGGGAGTTGTCGATCATAAACTTAGACAGGCGGGTAATGATGGATTGCGTATCCGTTTCCGGGGCGTTTATCACCTGGCCCATTGTGGTAAACAACGGGTCCATGACGGACGCGCCGCTGAGAATGGCCCCGTTTACCGCGCCCCTCATGCCGTCCATTGCACCCATGAGGCGTCCGGTGTAATCCCCTTCGAGGGATTGGATCAACGTATCTTCGTTGGAAATGAAATTTGTCGAGGCGGTCGTCCCGGCGTACTGGCGCAAATTGTCCTGTATCCGGGCAACGTTGGAAATTTGAGTCTCAACCTCGGTTTGCGTAGGAGTCGGCACTTTTTAACCTCCCGACATTAAAACCCATCCAGGTTTTTCGACCTGGAAATTATGCCATTGCCTCGGGCGACTGATTTCGCCAATCGTGCGGGAGGTTTTTCGCCAGGACTTTCATAAAGAGAAACTGACCGAGGGGAAGGTCATTGTTGTTGAACGTATACCTCGGGTTGTCGGTGTTGAGAATCGACGCCCTGGAACCGTATTTCCGAATGACTTTTCTTCCGACCGCCTTTGCAATAAAATCGATTTCCTCTTTTGAAAGGGAAATGACTTTTCCGTTTACCTTTTCCCGGCGAGTTTCTCGGGACTCTTCATGATAGGAAACGATTTCGTTTTCCTTGGAAAAGTCTATGCCTCCCGCGTGAACCGTCCAATACGGACACTCTTCTTTTACGCCCGTCCAGACTTCGTATTTCGGAGAAACTTTTACCCTGGAAATCTTCGCCCGAATATCCCCGATTGGTGCTTTGACAATCGTTTCGGGTTTTTCTTCCGGGACGAGTTGAGCAACCAGATTTTTCGGTTCCATTTCCACCGTTGCGGTCATGGTTTCGTCAGCAACTTTATCAACTTTCCGGGGTCTTCCGCGTTTCTTCGCCATTTGTTTTATCCTTAAAATCACCGACTAACGGGCAGGACCGGGCAAAATGCCCGTCCTGGTTCTATACTCTACTTTCAACACCAACAAGAGAACATAAACCCTTGAATTTCAAGAGGTTAATTATTCACTTTGACCGTCTGATAAGGCAATGTGAGGCCGAAACCGTCACGCGAATCCCAACTGACCGATTCAATTTTTGTCGATCTGCTGAGGTCGCTATTGTCCATATTTGCGTATGACTCCCGAAGGGGTCGGCGGACCTGTTGGAATACGGGTTTCAACGGCGCACCGTTGCAGAAAACAAACCAGTCATCATCGGTGATCCGGGCGGAACCCCAAAGGGTGATATTTAGGCCAGATTCCATGATGATATTGGAAACCGCCGCGTTACTGGTCGAGGAAACCGGACCCGCCAGGGTTCGACCCTGTTGGAAGGCTTCCCGGAAGACCATTTCGGACGATACGGGATATACGATGGTCAATCCCTTGTCGATTACCTCTTCGGACCAGAGGGGTTGTCCCTGCGTATCCTGGAAAAGACGAATGCGTTCGATTGCATCATAGAAATCCGTCCGAATTGCGGACGAACTCGCTACGCCTGTTCCGGTAATCAGGTTTCCACCTGTCGCGCCGAACCTGGCCGCGCCCGAAGCGGTTGCGGCGTATAGCGCGGCTCCATCCGGTGCTAGAGGCAACGAGGGCAAAAGTTCCGTCGATACGCTTCCCGTCAAAATTTGGAAAAATACCCTCTCTGATAATGTGGCGAAATTAGTCCCGGCTTCTCGCGCACGTTGCATCAGAGAGCGCGTCTGATCGTCTTCCCGGTCGTTTTCGTTCCATTCGACCTGGATCGCCCAATCGCGATTTGTCACCGAAAATTGAACCGAATTGAAAGCGTCCTGCGGGATTGCGTCTCCACGCTTCCAGATACGCGGAAATGGTGCGCTCTGATAGAAAGCGTAAATTTCTACTAATTTATCCGAAGGCACTCCCAGGTCCATGCAGTTGGCAAGTCGCGCCTTGCTCGTCTCGTAGGCCGAGGCGTATTCCGAAGCAAAATCCGCCCTGATCCCGGCGGTCAGGGTATTCGCTGATACGACAATCTGTCCAGGCATTTTGTTATCTCCTCAAGTTTTTACAGGTTAGGGAAGTTCGACGCCTTGCCACTCACCGAGGCCAAACAAGCGAACGTCACAGGTCGTCCCGGTATAGTACCGGGTCAACAGTCCGACCGGGTTGGGATTCGTCCCAACGGACAGGTCAAATGTATTATCGTCGGTCGCATAAACAACGTTCCCGACATCGGTGATTGCAGTCACGCCTGTCACAGCGACTTTCTTCAAAACAGTTCCCCCGGTATTGACATGGACCTCGGGCGGTTCGTCTGCGGTCGTGTCACCCGTGACGCCGTTCATGGCGAATCCGACGAACTGCTCTGCCGCAACGTCCGTCCATGCAAGCGCAAGTCCGGTCGTGTTGTCGACGCCGACGAGGGAACCCGCAAAAATTACGGAGGCGTTCGTTACCTGGAACGCCTGTACCATCGTGTCGGCGGTTTCGTAAATGTGATCAGCTGAAAGGGCCATTTTCGTTATCTCCTATTTTCGCCGTTGTTATTATCGGAAAGAGTCGTTGCAATAAAGGCGGCGCGGGAGGACTCGATTACCCCGCGTTCGCTCAACTGGTCATACATCTCGGACGCTTCCCGCGCCTTCTCGAATGTCTCCGGTCCCTCGGCCTGGAACTTCATAACCTCGGGATGATCCGAAACGGCGACCTGGGAATTGTAATCCTCGAAAGTCGTCGGAGGAAGTTTCGGGACGGTGTTCTTGTACGTCTCGACAAAAGCGCGAACGCTCTTCGCCGGGACGCGGGAATCCTTCGCAATGTCGGACATTTTGTTTCGGATTCCCTGATCCGGTGACCATCCCGCCAATGCCTTCATACCATCGTCTACGATTTTTTCGAGTTTC